TGGAAGGGCTCGACAAAGCGAAGCCCGTGGTCCAGTTCAAGGGAGCGCTCGGGAGATTTCTTTCGGAGCACTTCGAGAGGGACGCATTCATTTCCTTTGCGGCCCCGGAGAAAAAAGGAAAGTCATTTTGGCTCCAGGAAGTCGTCTGGACGGCACTCAACCAACGAAAAAGGGTTCTCTACTACGTGCTCGGCGACATGTCCGAGGACCAGGTGAGGAGAAGGCTTTACTCTCGGATGACCCTGAAGCCCAGGAAGCCGTTGAAGGAGCCTATTCCTTGGCCGACCGGCATAAAAATCGCCGGCAAGGACGACTCCGGGAAGCCTCTTGCGGAAGTCGTCTCGCGCGAGATCAATCCGACTCCCTACAACCACGCCGAAATCGCGAAGGCCGTCCAGACTCTGAGGCTGAATTCGGCCATGCGGCTGGTCCCTCTCAGAGTCAAGTGCGCCGGAGCCGGCGAGATCACCGCATCCTCGATAGAGGCCGACGTCGAGTCCATGGCAAACTCAAGTTGGATTCCAGACGTCGTGGTCGTAGACTACCTCGACTTGCTCGGGACGGAGCCGGGAGTCGGGAGGTTGGACTTTCGCCACCAGGTCGACGCGACTTGGAAAGTCTGCCGCAGAATCTCGACTAAATTCCACATACTGCTCGTGGGCGCAACCCAGGCCGCGGCTCGGTCCTACGACCGGTGGCTTATGGCCAAAGGAGACTTCTCGGAGGACAAGAGAAAAAACGCCCACGTGACCGGCATGATAGGCATCAACCAAACTCCGGGAGAAAAGAAGAAAGGCATCTATCGTTTGAACTGGGTCTTCCTCCGGGACGGAGAATGGACGGAAACCCAATTCGTCTGGACCGCCGGCAACCTGGCACTGGGTTGCCCCTGCCTTGTCTCTCATTTATGAATCCCGAAGATAAATCCAATCCCGGAAAACGTGTAGACGTTGTTCCTCGAAGAAACCAACTGCAGTGGTCGGAGAGGGATGTGACCGACGGGTGACCCGAAGTCAGATGGCCTGTCCGGGAGGTTTAAATTTATGCCGAGCAAATACAAAGCTAAAGCCAGGGACGACTACGGGTCCCGGAAAGGAACCATTGCAGCCAGGGTCAACCGAGCCGTCTCGGTCCGCTGGCAAACGGCCGAAGAGATAGCGAAGAATGCCGGCGTCCCAGAGAAGTCTGCACGGAGAAGGCTCTATCATGGAGTCGAAAAGGGAATTTATGACCATGAAAAGATCATCAGATTTAAATTCAAAAGGAGAGCGAAATGAAGGTTGACCGGGAGAAATTATTAAATGACCTCCAGATGGTCAAGTCCGGCCTCTCGACTAAGGCTTTTCTGGAGCAAAGCAACTGCTACGCCTTCAAGGGAGGCTGGGTCTTTACCTACAACGACGAGGTGGCATGCCGGAAGCCGACCGAGCTCAAGTTCGAAGGAGCCGTCCAGGCGGCTCCTCTTCTCGCCATCCTCGAAAAACTTCCGGACAAGACCTTGGAGGTTGGAGAGAACGGAAACGGGGAGCTGGTCTTCAAGGGAAATATGCGCACTCTCAAAATCCAAAGGGACGCCGACTTGATTCTCCCGATAGAGAAAGTGACCCAAGAGGAGCCAAAGAATTGGTCCCGGCTTCCGGATTCCTTCAACGAAGTGGTGAACAAGGTAAAGGATTGCGTCAGCACGGACGAAGCCAACAACTGGAGTCTCACCTGCATCCATTTCCACCCGAAATGGATAGAAGCCTGCGACAATCTTCAAGTGCTCCGATTCCACGTTTCCATGGGAAATCCCAAGCCTCTGCTCGTGCGGGGAAACGCCATGGCCCATATCGTCGGGCTCGGAGTGACCAAAGTTGCGGCGACGGCTTCCTGGATCCATTTCCAAAACTCCTCCGGCCTCATCTTCTCGACCCGCAAATTCGTTGAGGACTACCCGACCGGGATGGACCAGGTTCTGGCTGTGAAGGGAAACAGAATCAACTTGCCGAAGGGAATTATCGAAGCCTCGCAGCGCGCCACCGTCATGGCTTCCGAGCAAACCCAAGGTATCTCCGCCGTCCTGCTCGTCCAGCTTCAGCAAAATTACATTCGGGTGGTCGGGACCGGCATGATCGGGTCCTACGAAGAGACCAAAAAGTGCGCATACAACGGCCCAAAGATGCAGTTCGTGATGACGCCGAACCTCCTCGAATACATCACCTCCAATTATAACGACGCGCAAATCACGGAGCGGAAACTCAAGGCGATCGGAGGCATCAAAGACAAATCTGGCAAATCGATGCTCTGGGAATACGTGACCGTTTTGGGCAAACCGAAGTCGGCCGTTCCGCAGCCTTCAAAGCCAAGCCCTCACGAAGAGGCTGCTGCGGAGAAAGAAGCCGAGGACGATGTTCCGTTCTGATCGAATGGAAGGATTTTTCAAACCGTCCGAGATCAGAAGCTCTCGGCCCGGAGGCGACATCGCCCCGAAATGCGGAGCTTGCGGACTTTACAAGACCTGCAAGAGCCCGAAGATCAAGCCTTGGGGCTCCGGCAGGCTCAAGGTGCTGATCGTCGGGGAAGCTCCCGGAGAGACGGAAGACGAGGAAGGGAAACCCTTCGTCGGAGCTTCCGGGGAATTTCTTAGGGACGCGGTCAGAGAGGCCGGAGGGACTTTCTCCGACCTCTTGATCACAAACTCCGTCATATGCCGGCCTCCGGGCAACAAGATACCACAGAACGGCAAGGAGGTCGGCTACTGCCGACCGAATCTCCTCCGGGTCTTGGAGACCTTCAAGCCGAGAGTGGTCATTCCTTTGGGAAGGCACGCTTTGGACTCCGTTCTGAGGGATGATTGGAAGAGTGATCTCGGGAACCTGGAGCGTTGGGTTGGGAGAAAAATCCCTTTGGAGAAGTTTTGGGTTTGCCCGACTTGGCACCCTTCGTTCTTGTTGAGGGAAACAAACCCCTCTGCCAAATCTCTTCGCAATCGGACCTTTGTCTGGCATCTCAAAGCAGCATTCGAGATAGGCCACTTTCCTCCGCGAGTCCCGAACTTCAAATCTTTGATCGAGCTTCTGACGGACGACGGCGAGATTGTTCGGGCCTTGCGCGCGTTCGACGAATCGGGAGGTTTGGTTGCGTTCGACTATGAAGGCAATTGCCTGAAGCCGGAATACCCGAAATCAAAACTCTACTCTTGCGCCGTCTCCGACGGAAAAAGAACGGTAGCTTTTCCGTGGAGAGGCCGGGCTCCGGATGCCGTGAGTATTTTTCTTCGCTCTCGAAAGACCGGCAAGATTGCTTCGAACCTCAAGTTCGAAGAGAGGTGGACTCTGCGCAAGCTTGGGCACGGAGTGGCCAATTGGGCTTGGGATACCATGCTTGCGGCTCATGCTCTCGACAACCGGGCTGCGGTTTGCTCCCTCAAGTTCCAGGCTTTCGTCCAGCTCGGAGTTCCCACTTACAACGAACACATAGAGCCCTATTTCCATTCCGGGGAGCACTCGCATTACAACCGGATCGCGGAGATAGAGCCCGGAGAACTTCTGCTCTACAACGGCATGGACGCCCTTCTGGAATGGATTTTGGCCGAAAAGCAAATGGTCGAACTGAAGACCGCAGACAATCCCATCGAGACCGAATGAGAATGGAGCCTTTTTTGGAGTTGGGCTACAAGCTCCTTCAAGAGGGAGCCGAAGAGATGGCCAGAGTCGAGTCTAACGGCATCAGGGTCGACGTTTCTCTCCTCCACCAAACGAAGAGCGATCTGAAGGAAAAGCTCCGAGAAGCCAGGTCAGAGATGGAGAAGTCTGACGTATTTCGACATTGGAGGAGGCGATTCGGGGCCAAAACTAACCTTGCGGCCAGGGATCAAAAGGCTTACGTCGTCTACGACGTCTTGAAGACTCCTCGGACCAAATTCACGGAGACCGGGCTGGACGCGGTCGACGACGAAGTTCTCCAGAACATAGACCACCCGTTTGTCAAGCTTTTGGCCAGATACAGCAAGTTGGACAAAGCTCTCGGGACCTTTCTTTCCGGCATAGAGTTCGAGCTGATCGGGGACCGCATCCACCCCTTTTTCGATTTGCATACGGCCCGCACGTTCAGAAGCTCCTCCTCCTATCCGAACTTTCAAAACTTCCCGGTTCGGGACAAGGACATAGCAAAGTTGATCAGGTCTTTGTTCATTCCGTCTCCCGGCTGTTGCTTCGGGGAGAACGACTTCAAGGGCATCGAGGTGGGAATGTCCGCATGTTACCATAAAGACCCGGTTTTCATCAGCTACTTGAGGGACGAATCCAGCGACATGCATCGGGATATGGCGGCCCAGTGTTACATGCTGGAGGAGTTTCTCGGGAACTGGAAATGGCCGTCCGCGAAGGACATTCGCTACGGAGCCAAGAATAAGTTTGTCTTCCCGGAATTTTACGGGGCTTGGTATAAAGCTTGCGCCAAGGACCTATGGGAGTGGATCGCGAAGGGAAAGTTGGCCGCACCGGACGGCAAGTCTCTTTACGAACATCTCAGGTCCAAAGGCATTTCCGAACTCGGGGCCTGCGATCCCGAGGAAGACCCGGTCAAAGGCACTTTCGAATATCATTTGAAGGAAGTGGAGAAGGATTTTTGGGGCCGCAGGTTCAAAGTCTACGACGCCTGGAAAAAAAGCTGGTATGAAAGTTATTTGGAAAACCGTTACTTCGAGTTACTCTCCGGTTTCCGAATCTTCGGGATGTATGACCGAAAGCAGGTTTGCAACTACCCAATCCAGGGCTCCGCTTTTCATTGCCTGTTGTGGTGCCTAGTTCAGATCGCCAAGAAGTTGAGAAAATACCGAATGAGATCGATGGTCGTCGGGCAGATCCACGATTCCGTGCTCGGGGACATTCCGTGCCAGGAGCTTCGGAACTATATGGAAATTGCGGAAGACGTTGTGAGAAACGAACTCCCGAAGCATTTCCGGTGGATCGAAGTTCCCCTCGAAATAGAGTTCGAGTTGGCTTCGCCCGGCAAAAGCTGGCACGACAAGAAAGAGTTCAAGTTCCGAGACGGCCAATTCAAGCATCCGGAGAAGGACCTTTGGACCAGGAACACGGATGCCTTTCTTTCCCTGTTTGCGGCCCAGAAGAAATCGGACCAGAAAAGTCTGGAGCCGAGGACCGGCCACCGGTCGAATTTCGAAGTCCCGAAAATCCAACGGGACTTGCTCAGGAACAACTAACTATGCCAACGCAAACACTCTCCCTCTACTTGAGGCATCGCCCGTCGAAGCTCGACGAGGTGGTTGGCCAGGACGCGGCCGTGAACCAGATCAGGAAAGCCCTCCTCGCCGGCCAATTCCCCCACTCCACCCTGCTCAACGGCCCGACCGGGACCGGCAAGACCACCTTGATGCGCATCGTC